ATGATAGTGCACAACCCGAGGATAAAACTAAGAAATGAGTGTAGACTTTCTATGGGTTGAAAAATATAGACCTAAAACGGTCTCAGATATAGTCTTACCTCAATCTTTAAAACAAACCTTCCAAAAGATAGTTGCTAGTAAAGAACTTCCTAATATGTTGTTCACTGGTACCGCTGGCTTAGGTAAGACTACAGTCGCACGAGCTCTATGCAATGAGCTCGATTGCGATTATATTCTTATCAACGGTTCTGAAGAAGGTAATATTGATACGTTAAGAACTAAGATAAAACAATTTGCATCATCGGTTTCACTTCAAGGTGGCTACAAAGTTGTGATACTCGATGAAGCTGACTATTTAAATCCTCAATCAACACAACCCGCATTACGTGGATTTATAGAAGAATTTTCGAAAAACTGTAGATTTATTCTTACATGTAACTTTAAGAATAGAATAATTGAACCACTTCATTCAAGATGTGGTGTGTATGAATTCAATACATCTAAAAAATCTATGATTGAACTATGTGAATCATTCATGGATAGATGTAAGACAATATTAGATAATGAACAAGTTGAATATGATGCTAAACCAGTTGCAGAACTAATAATGAAGTTTGCACCAGATTGGCGTAGAGTATTAAATGAATTACAGAGATATTCTGTTAATGGTAAAATTGACTCTGGTATTATTAACAATTTACAAGATAAAAACTTTGATGATTTATTCTCTCATTTAAAAAATAAAAATTTTAAAAGTATGCGTTCTTGGGTTGTAAACAATATAGATACTGATGCAAGCGCTATTTTTAGAGCTATTTACGATAGGATGTCAGATAAAGTTGCACCGCAATCAATACCACAGCTCGTACTTTTGCTTGCAGACTATCAATATAAAAATGCATTTGTAGCTGATCACGAACTTAATGTAGTAGCATGTTTAACGGAGGTAATGTCAGATGTCCAGTTCAATTAAATTAACTTTATATACTCAAGATGATTGTCAATACTGTAACGTATTGAAAAGAAAACTTTTAGAGTGGAATTATTCATATAGAGAAGTTAATGTAAGCTACGACTTATTTGCTAAAGATTTTTTAAAAAATGAAGGACATCGAACAGTTCCTCAACTTTACTGGAATAATTTGCACTTAAATAAAATGCCAACCCTAGAACTTCAAAAAAGAGATATTGAAGCTGAAATAAATTATGAAGACTATATTGGTGGAGTCGAAAATTGGGGAATACAAAAAAGAGCATAAAAACATTATGGCATTATTGGTGTAAGGCTATGGGTAGTCATGCATACGATAATAATAAGAAAGACGACTATGTTCATAATTCTATTAGATCATTATGGGTGTTACTTCATATAGTTACTTGCTTTGCAATCATATTAAATGCTATAGCTAATCATGGTTGGAGTTTAATAGGATTATGATATTAGAAGTATTGTCAATAGCAGTTTCTCTCGGTATTTTGTATATTGTGTGGGATATCTTATACACGCGCTATAAAGAAAAAGAGTGGAGACGTAACAATCCAGATGAACATGAATGGACAAGAAATCCAGTAAAGAAAGATCCAGGTTTATGAATCCTTTTGAATATTGTAATGCAATAAATTACACTAAGAAAAATATTATGATAGATGATATCACAGAAAAAGCATATTCATCTTACATGGTAAACCGTCAGTTATCATACTTCCCAGATACCGTTTTAGCTGCAAATGAAATGAATCGCAATCACCACCTCGAAAATCGTTTACAATTCGATTTTTTTATAAATATAATTAGAAAACGTAAAAGGTTTTCTAAATGGTTCAAACCTGAACAAATTAGTGATTTGGATGTAGTTAAACAGTATTATGGCTATAGTAATGAAAAAGCCCGCCAAGTTTTAACACTCCTATCCACTGATAATATAAAAGAATTGAAAAATAAGGTGGCTAAAGGTGGAAGAAAATAAAATTGTAGAATGGAACCCAGCGAATATGCTTGAGGTGACATTGAATGAGCCGGACGATTTCCTTAAAATCAGAGAGACTCTTACTAGAATAGGAGTCGCATCTCGTAAAGATAATAAACTTTATCAATCTTGTCACATCTTACATAAACAGGGGCGGTACTTTATAGTACATTTTAAAGAACTCTTTTTATTAGATGGAAAGAAATCAAACTTAGAAGAAAATGATGTTGCTCGTAGAAACACTATAGCTACATTAATGAGTGATTGGGGTCTATTAACTGTAGAAAACAAAGAACAGTTACAACCTATAGCACCATTAAGACAAATAAAGATTATTTCTTTTAAAGATAAAGATCAATGGGAATTGTGTCCGAAATATAATATTGGTAATGGAACAAAGTAAAATTAAAGAAGCTTATAGAATGTTCTTCTTTATTAAAGGGCATCTTAACTGTAGCGAAAAAACAGCACTTGATTGTTATGATAATTATTTTAAGCGCTGTTGGTACAATCAAGAGATGTGGATAAGAGAAGAAGCTTTTGAAAAAGAATATGAAAAAAAATTCAGATGAAGCTATGTACTTTTGAAAAAAAAGTATTATATATATTATAGGATGCCGAATGGTTCGGGTCCGCACAACAACCTTGCTTAATAGGAGGATACTATGAACGGAAACTTTGTTTTCCCAAGAAACGCTTTTTTAGGTTTTGATCACATTTTCGATGCATTGCAAGATATACATACGCATGCAAACGATGGATACCCACCACATAATGTTGTTCGAGAAGAAGATAACAAATATGTTATTGAAATGGCTGTAGCCGGCTTCAAGAAAAAAGACATTGAAATTAAGGTGAAGGAACATATCCTTACCATCGAAGGAAATAGAGATAAACGTAGAGAAGCAGATGCTTATGTACACAAAGGAATTAGTGCACGTAAGTTTAACAAATCGTTCAGACTGTCGGAATATACCGAAGTAACTGGTGCCGATCTCACGGATGGAATACTAACTGTCAATCTTGAAGTTGTTCTACCAAAAGAAAAGCAGCCTCGTACAATTAACATAACGTAAATTAAACGAGGAGTCAATAATGACAACTATGGAAATCACTGCATACGCATGCAGTTTTTGTGACGCAGTGTCGTCTTTCTTTAAAAAATCATTTAGAAAAATTCAATTCGGATTGCAAATGTCTGCTAACAAAAGAGTTGCACAAGAATTGTGTTCTTTAGGTTTTTATCAGGATAAAGAATTTAAACAAATTCTACAAAACATGAATGATAGAGCCGTAGAAGAATATTACGGTAAAAAGTAATGTGGCCCTACACTGAAGAAGAAAACGACTACTTATCTTAAAAAAATGCTAACTAATAAGGAAAGTAAAGATGAAAACTTTAATCTTAGCTGGCGTAATTAGCGTCATAGCTTCTGCTGGTTTTGCAGAAGTAAATAAGCCTGCTTCAACATTCACACCTTACTTTGGTGTTGAGCGTGAAACTGAGGCAAAGATCAATAACACTTTTATTGGAACCACTACAAAATTTGGTGACTTAAGTGTTACTGGTCAAATTAACTGGAACAGTACAACAAATGATCTCAATATGAATCACGAAGGTGCTGATCTAGATATTTCTTATGGTGTAGCTGACACTGTTAGTTTATACCTAAAGAACGATTTCGACACTGATTTTGTACGTACAGAATCAACTGTTGGTGCTAAGATTACTTTCTAATTAAGTGTTAAAGCATAAAGAGGCGGGCCAGTTCCCGCCTTTTTTATTATAAATAGAAATTTATAGGAGGATATAAGATGAATATAGACCAATTAAGAAAAGAACTTGAAGTTGATGAAGGAGTAAAGTATGAAATATATAATGATCATCTCGGCTATCCTACTTTTGGGATTGGCCATCTGGTTATCGATACTGATCCAGAATATGGACAAGAGGTTGGAACACCTGTCTCAGAAGATAGAGTTGCAGAGGCATTTGATAAAGATGTTACAACAGTGATTGCCGATTGTGAAGTATTATATCCAGACTTTGATGAACTTCCAGAGGAATGCCAATTAATCATTGCAAATATGATGTTTAATATGGGTCGTCCAAGACTTAAACAGTTTAAAGGTATGAAGCGTGGCGTAGATTCTCGTGATTGGAATGCAGCTGCAGACGAGATGATTGACTCAAACTGGTATAGACAAGTTCCAAATAGAGCTGGTAGACTAGTTAAAAGAATGAGAGCATTGGCTGAATGACAGACGATTTAAATTTTGATTTTGGTTTTACTGCCGTAGATGAAAATGAACTTGAAGCTGTTCAAAAGGCAGCAACACAAGCAGAAACTCTTGGCGCATCAGCACTTAACACTCAAGAAAAAATAGACAAGCTATACAATGCTATCATTCCATTATTAACAAATTTAAAAAAGAATCCAGAGAAAGAATATATTCTCTGGCCAAATCGATTAGAAAAAGTAGAACAGTTCGAGGATTATATTCAAAAAATTTATCGAAATTAATCCTTTACTTTTAAAGAAAACTGTGGTATAATAACTATAATGAAAAATTTTAAAACATTTTTACTTGAAGCTGAAGGAAAAGGATTAACAATCTTCGATATTGACGAAACTATGTTCATCACTAAAGCTCAAGTAAAAGTTGTTAAAGATGGAAAAGTCGTTAAAAAACTGAATAACCAAGAATTTAATACATATAAGAAAAAACCTGGTGAAGAGTATGACTTCGGCGAATTTAAAAACGCCGAAGTATTTAATAAAACTTCTACACCAATCGCGAGAATGATTAATAAAGTTAAAGTGATTTTAAAAAACGCAACGAAAAAAGGTTCAAAGGTTATTATAGTAACAGCAAGACCTAACTTTGATAATAAAAAATTATTTCTAGATACATTTAGAAAACAAGGAATTGACATAGATAAAATCTATGTTGAAAGAGCTGGAAATCTTGGTGCAGGTCCAGCTGCAAAAAATAAAGAAATAATCTTTAGGAAGTATTTAGATCAAAAAATATACAAACGTATAAGATTATTTGATGATGCTATGTCAAACTTAAAGGTATTCCTATCATTACAAAAAGATTATCCAGATGTAAGTTTTGAAGCACTATTAGCAAAACCAAATGGCTCAGTATCAAGAGTAAGATGATAAACATAACCGAAAAAGCAAAAGATTATTTAACAGAAATGACATGGGCTAAAGATAAGAAGTATGCATTTCTTTCTGTTAATGGTGGTGGCTGTTCCGGATTTCAATATAAATGGGATATGTTAGATAATCCAGTAGATGGCCATTTAGTAGAAGATATCTTGTACATAGATAGAATTGCAGAAATGTTTGTTATAGGTTGTACAATAGATTATGTTACAGAGTTTGGAGGATCTTATCTTAAGGTCATTAATCCTAACGCAGTCGCT